ATGCAATCATGTCATTGAATGAATAACCTGTGTCGAGATTACCTTCAATTTGAATACTATCTTTTGGCTTGCCTAGATAATATTCTAAATACAGTTTAATTGCGTTTACATCACTTTTATTTATTGCTTTCTCTTTTAGCTTTTTAATGACTTCTACGACATCATCAGGTGTCGATGCTAGTTCTAACGCTTTTCGATATTCATTCTTTCTCTTATCGTTTCCTTTTGCTTTTGTAGAATGTCCTTTATTGCCGTTATTTTTTCTTCCGTCCATAATCTAATAGAATCTAATTATTTGATTTTTTTTTATTCTTTTTCTTCATACGTTTCATAAACTCTTTGCAGCTTTTTAACAAGTTCACGAACACAACCACCACAACCCATGTCGTTTGATATTGTCTGATTGAATATTCGTCTTCCTATTTGTGCAAGTTTTAACCATTCGCTTGGCTTTATAACTTGAGGATTCTTACTGTAAAATTCGTCAAGTATTTCGTATTCATACTTATCAAGACATTCGACTTTAAACTTAAATAATTTGTTCAATGCTTCTTTCCTTTCAGAGCATCCACAATCGTCACCTGCGACTGCTTTAACAACTTTCTTGATGCCTGTCTTTTCTGTTATCTTTTCGACAACGTCACCTAACCCTTCTTTGATGTTGTTTGTTTGATCTCCTTTTAAGTCAACTTTTACTTCTGTTTTCTTACTTGCTTTTTTTGTTGTTTTTTTCTTAGCCATAATTGTTATTATTTACCTTGTCTTCTGTATCGTTTTATGTAGTTTTTAGAAGACTTTAATTTACTTGATTTACTTTTACTGTGTATGCCTTTTCTTTTCTTCTTAGGCTTGAACAGTTTTTTTGTTGTTATTCGTTTAGCCATTACTTTTAAATATTACATAGACTACTACAAACGCAGCTAATATCCAAGATGCTATTAAAATGTCTGGTATCATCTTATAAGTTCAAAATCTTTATTCATATAATCTTCATAGTCTTCACCTATGACTTTTTGTAATCTCAATTTGCAGTTTTTTAACGTATTGAAAACAGATGTCAAACTTATCTTTGTGTCTTGACTTAGTTTTCTCATGCTTTTATTGTTACTTATATATGTTTCAAATAACATTCTGTCGTACCAATGCCATGTTTTGATCTCTTTTTCGATTTTTTTTATCAATACTTCAAACGCTTTTTCGTTATCTTGATCAATTGTTTCTTGTTTATCGAAATTTTGTCCTAGTCTTATGATGTAATTATTTCTTTTACGTTGTTTTAAATGATTCATAGAAACTCTTTTTAAAGTTATCCACATATACATCATGTTGACTTCATTGTCTTCGTTTAAGATTCTTTCTGAAATGCTTAAATCTTTATATTTGTCGTTGACTCTTTTGTCGTTTTCTTTATGTTTTTTTGCACCTAGTTCTGTAATTTCTAAATAAGCATCTTGAACAATATCTTCAACGTATTTGTTGTCTTTGTTTTCAGCAAATGAACGCACAATATTAAGATATTCTTTATGTCTTTTTGAAACTATTTCAAACCAGTTCATATTTATATAACTTTTTTATGCTGCATTTGTTTACTCAATCTTTTCATTTTGACGCATTATACGTTCAATTCTATATTCTAAAAAGTTTTTGTTGATAATAAGTTCTTGTGCTGTCATTGTGTTTGTATAAATAAGACCGTCTGTTGAGTCAAGACATTTTGTTTCATATACAAATTTCTTCGCAAACAATTCATTCGCAACTTTGTATTCAACAACAAACAATATTCCTTCCATCATATTTTAAGCAAAAAAAAAAGCTGACAATTAAAGTCAGCTATTTCATTAAAACGGTAAAACGTCATCATTTACTGACTTAGTTTTAGTTTCTTGTTCTGCGACAGGCTCATTCAGTTCCATAGACGCTCCTTTTTCTTTTTCGATTCGCCAATGTGAAAGAGAATTATATACTTTCCCGTTGTATTCTTTACCTCTTATATTGAACTCGACTTCAACATTATCTCCGACGTTGTTAAATGACAGAAAGTTGTCTAAATGCTCAATATATTCACTTGACTTGTAGATGTTAAAGCTGTAAGGCGTAACGAAACCATTTTCGCTAGTGTGACTTACAACATAATCTAAAACGACAGCGCCATTGTCTAGTATTTTTTTCTGTCCTATTGACGCAATTTTACCTTTAATTTTAAATCCCATATTTTAATTTTTTTACAATATAACAATTATTTTTTAATCATACTTTGATTAGTTTTTAATCAATTAACATTTATTTATTGAAAATTATTACGCTTTCACTTGATTCAATACTTACTTTAGTACCGTCTTTTAAAAATGTTCTGTTTTGCAAAGCAAACTTTTCAACTTTATTGAATGTAAAACCTGCTTTTAAACCTGCATTGATTGTCGGTTGAACTAGCGAATAAGTTTTTCCTTTGATCTTAACGTCTTCAATGTTTATTATTGTAGTGCCTCCTTGTTTTACTACGTCAAAATTTAATTGCAGCATAGGTACTAAAAAATTATCGATCCAATCTTGATATTCTTCATATCTATTACATGACTGCGTATCTTCAAAGCTGTATATTTCTTTTTTAAAATACGGTGGCGATGTAAAACTAAAGTCAGCAACATTTTTTATCATACATTTTTCAGCGTCAACATCTTCAGCAGGTAAATTAATTAGTCTTATGCTCTTATCTTCATTCTTTAATGTTCTAAATAAGTTTAAATTTGCTTCATGTGTTCTTGTGTTAGGATCAACACCTATATATTTTTTGCAGCTTGACGCTAAAAAGCCTGTGAGTCTACCACCATAACCTGTTGAACTATCAAAAACAACTGCGTTTTCTCCTGCGTATTTTTCATACATATATTTTGCGTAAGCAGGTCTAAAATTAGCGCAGGCTTGCGTACCATTAACCATATTTAGAAAAGGTATATTATGTCTTTTAATTGATCCTCCTTTTAATTCCATTTTTAATGCTTTTCGCAAGTTCTTTTCTATGTTAAAAGATTCAATCGGCGACTTCATATTAATAGCAGACGAATGAAACCTGTGTCGATGAAAACTGTCTGCAACTTTATAAGCAATTGTGCTTCTTAAACAATTCTCTAGTTCAAGATTTGCAAGTTTATTTATTTCTTGTTTCATTTCAAATAAAGTCAAGTTAGGATAAGGAAATCCATGCTTCATAAAATGATCATAAGCGTCATTTATTATTTCTTCGTCACTAAATCTTTTAATTTTTATTGATATTTCTTCAAGTTCTTCGTCTGAAAACATTGAGCCTTGCTCACCAAATAAGTCTAAATTCATAATTTATTGTTTTTTAATATTCGTTTTTAATTCTTTTTCTGATATCATATTCATTTTCTTTTCTTGCTTTGTAGCTTTTACCTCTTAATTCAGGAAACTCAGCTTGTAAACTTCGTCTTGCTCTTAGTATGCTTGACGATTGTGTTACTTTTTTATTCGCCATTAGATTAAGTAATTGATGTCCTGATATTGATTCAAGTTTGTGTTTACCTAGTTCAAAGAATATGAAAGATGAAACTAACTTGTTGTCGTCATCTCTTAAAGACGCATACTTTTCAAGCAGCGTTTTTACTTTGTCTTTTGTTCTTTTTAATTCATTGAATACTGTCATAAAATTGATTTGCTAGTTTAACTTTTTCTTTCATTTTCTTAATGTCGTCTTCATGTAAGTTTACTTCATAACATTTCAGTCTTTTTTCGATAGGTATTTTATCAATATTATGCAGCTTTCTGACTTCATTTTCTGTTTCTTCTGATATTTCAATTTCATTTTTACGATATGAAAGTCTGTTTATTTCATCAAATATCAAATGCTCAGGCGTAGGAACTAAACAATAACACAAAAAAGACTTGTGTATATTTGTTAACCACATATAGGCTTTTAACTGCCATAGATACAAATTGTTTGGTATCTTATCTTCAAAGAAAGGAAATGTTGCTGCATTCCAACTTGACTTGACATCAATTACACAGTCATCTAAAACAACAACGTCAGGTGTACCATGAACATATTTGTTTGAATACTTCTTATCGTTTTTTAAAAGATTGTTTTTCTTCAATACAACTTCAACTAATTGAATTGATAAGTCTTCGACTATGTTGCC